AACGCCCATATTCGGATTTGCTTTTTTAAGCTCTTCAAGGTCGTTCCATTTCTCCACGTCGTCGATCATGTAAAGCAGGGGAAGAAGGCGGCGTTCCTTGCTTCCTCCCTTCAAAAACGCGGTCGATCTCTTCATCAATTCGTCGAAGATACCGTCGTTTTCGTAACCCGCCGTTGAGATTGAAAGGATCATCGGCTGGCGGCGCGCGCCAAGCGCGGATTTCATAACTTCGTACTGCTTCAAGCCGCCGTCGCCGCGCCACGACGCGACTTCATCGTTCACGACTAAATGCGGATTGAAGCCGTCGGATTTCTTCGCGTTGAACGCAAGCGGCTTGATCGCGGTATTGCTTTCTTCGATGTAAATATCGGAACGGCGCTTCTTCGATAGGTCGGAAAGCTCCGGTTCTTTTTTAATCATCTGATAGAAGTTATCGTAAACGATGTTTGCTTGCTCCAGCTTCGGTGCAAGGCAATATATTTTCGCGCCGTATTCGCCGTCAAGATACGCCATATAAGCAATGACGGCGGACGCAAAAAGCGTTTTGCCGTTCTTGCGCCCGATCACAATAAACACTTCACGAAAGACGCGCGTTCCGTCCTCTTCGACGATCCCGAACATAACGGAAACGGCGGCTTTCTGCCACAACTCCAGCTTCAAAAGGTCTGTGCGCCCTTCGCAATGATGGCAAAAGTTTTCGATGAACCGAATTGCCTTGTTTGCCTTCTTCGCGTTGAAGGTGAAAAGCCCTTCTTGAAGCCCCTTCACGATGTATTCATACAGAAGGCGAACCCACTTGCCGACGGTTATATTTCCGGAAGAAATGCCGTCGTAATACTCGTAAATGTAATTTGAAAAGGGCATTTTTATTCGTCCCGTAACGCCTGTAAACGGCTTTCCTTTTTCTTCTCCGGCGGTACAAGATCGCAAAGCTGTTTGATAATTGCGGCGTGATTTTTTGTCATGGCGATATGTGTTTTCACCGCGTCGCTTTGCTTCGTCCCGCTCTGATTTGCGCCGTTTTGGTATTCGACGGTGTAGCCTTCTTCGTTGATGATCTCTTGCAATTCTTCAAGGGATACCGCCATGAACGCCGCGTTCTTGATAAGGCTTTCGACGGTCTGCAACTTGTTTTTATCCAAGTCTTTGAAAATGCGCTTCAATCGGGAAAACTCCCGCTTGATCTTTTCTTCTTTCGTCAAGTCCTTCTTTGTCGCCATAAATATCACCCCCTTTTCCGGTCAACCCACACCCCCTTAAACGCGTACACCCGTTATGCGCGCGCCTGCGGAGTATTTTTAATCTCCCGCCCTCGGTGTCGAACCCTCCCTAAATTTTGAGCGAATAGGGGGGGATATGAGGTTTCCCGCTTCGTCGAATGCGTACCGTTTTTTCTTGTCGTTCCGGTGGTGTTCTTTGTTGTGGCAATCTTGACAAAGCGCTTCGAGATTATCCCACGAAAGCGCTATGTATGGATCGTTGATATTCTGCTTCGTCAAGTATGTTTTGTGATGTGCGATCTTCGCGGTTACTGGATCGTCCGGCGTTGAACAGCGTTCGCACAAGTAGCCCTTCGACTTCAAGAAGCTGTCGCGGCATGAACGCCAAGCGTCCGAATTGTAGAACCTTTCCGCCCACGGCTTCATGCGGTTATCCTCCTTCCTGTGGAAAAGTCTGTGCAAAAGAGCAAAAGAAAAAGCCTTCCGTGCATTCACACAAAAGGCTTTATCCCGCGCTATTCAATTCGCAATAATTCAGCGTAATTATTATATCACGCGTAAGCGTCGCGGACAAGGTGCATTGTTTGGTCGCGTTTTGGTCATTTGTCAACGGCTTTCCGGTATGTCGCCGCTGATACCGCCGCCGGAATACCGAATACGCATACCGCCATATCATTGACGATCTTGTTCCGCCAGCGGCGCGCCGTCTTTATCTCTTTGAGAATGCCCGCGTCGGAAAGCTCTTCCGCGATCTCTTCCCACGTCGCCGTTCCGCCCTCTCGCGGATTGCCGTTGATGTCCTCGCCGAAATAGTAAAGCCGGATCACAACGAATTCTTTATGCCCCTCGAAAAGAGAAATAGCGCGCGTCAAGCTGTCAAAGCCGGATTTCGTTTCTTTGAACTGCTTTTGTTTTTCCTCTCGCATTTCCTCGACGATCTCCGCTTCCGTCTTGCGCTGAATAAAGCCCTTCGCCTGTGGTGTCGTTGAAAACGTCTTTCGTCCCGCGTGATACTCAACTTCGCAATATGCTTCTTCATCGGCTACAAGCGCCGCCAGCTTCTTGTAGTTATACAGCAATGTTTCCATTGCCTTGAAGTAATTTACGTACCCCGTGTTCTGTGTGTATGCTTCCGCCGCCCCTGCGCGCGCGGCTTCAAATACGGCTTCCCGCAACTCTTCGGAAAGCTCTGTTTGCTTTTTAGTCATGTGTGCCTCCTCCGGTTAGATATTCGATAATTGTTCCCGCCGCCTGTTCCCAGCCGTAGCAAAGCGCGGCTTTGTAGCCCTGCGCCGAAAGAGCGTCCAGCCACTCCGATTGATGATCGCTTGTCCTGCCGCCGCGTTGCCGTTTAAGCTCTATGTAAAGCCCGTGATATTGCCCGCGCGCGACTGGCAAGCATAGATCGGGAACGCCCGCTTTCACGCCCTCCGCCCGAAGCCGTCCCGCTTCCGCCTTGTGTCTGCTCCCGCCGTTCGGGACGTGATAAAGCAAATTCAATTCGGGATATTTCCCGCTTTGCATAGCCGCCCACGAAAACAGCGTCATTTGCTCTTGCGCTTCCGTCGGAACGGGCATTTTATTTTTCTGCATTCTGTGATCCCTCCCGTTCCCAATCAGCGAAGAAGAAAAACGGCTTGTTCTGCGCCATTGCTTCGCCGAATTCATATTTCGCGCCTTTGCTCTCTTTCCAGTCCGGAAGAAAACAGACTTCGGCGCACTCTGCAAGCATAGCGCCGGACATACGCATATAGGCTTCCCACGTGAAGCCCTCCGCCGGAAGAAGCGCCGGATTTACGACGATGAAGCCGCCTTCCTCCAGCTTCTTTTGCGCGTTGTAAAACTTCGTGAAATAATACGGATCGCCCGTGATCTTTCCGGCAAGATATAGCGTCCTTTTTTCCTGCATTGTGTTTCCTCCCTTCATTTCGTAAAAAGCGTTGCTTGCGCTTTCCGTTCTTCCTGCTCCAAGAGATCAAAAAGCCGGATTTGTGCTTGTTCCTGTTCCAGCCGTTCATTTGCCGCGCGGCAATAATCTTCGTCGATCTCGAAGCCGACGAAATCAAGCCCTCCTTGACGATAGCAAGCGATCAAGGAACTTCCGCTTCCGGCGTGTGTGTCCAATATCTTCATACCTTTTCGGGCGAAGAGGGAAAGAACCCACGAATACAGCTTCACGGGCTTTTGTGTCGGGTGAATTGTCCCGTCGTTCAGCAATTCAACGCGATTGCAGACAAAAACGCGCGTCGGCGTGTCGAAACTGGTATACGCTAATTCGCAATCGCTCATTGTCAAGCCGTGTTGCCCCTTGTCCCATACAAGCCAGCCTTTATGTCCTTGTTCAAGATACGGAACGAAGTAATTTCCGCCCCATATCACTTGTGCTTTTGAAACGCGTTCTAATTCGCGGAAGTATTCGGGCGGGGGAATAGCCTTGTCCCAGCTTTTCCGGATATGCTCTTTCCGGTTATGCTTCGGATTGCCGCAAACGCGCTTCTTCTGTCCGTCTATGCCGATACCGTAAGGCGGATCAACGATCGCAAGATCGAAGAAGCCGTCCGGAAACTCTTTCATTCCCTGCATACAGTCCATGTTATACAGCTTGTTCAATTCAAGCATACGTTGTTCACCTTCTTTCTTTTTCTCCCCCCTCCGCCCCCCGCTGGGGGGAACGGGCTTAAAGGAATAAATCTATCGGCGATCCGGCGGGCTTCCTCGATCCGTGTTCTGAACCGATCATTCACGATTGATTTTATATCCCCGCCGCCTTCCCGCTTTTATCACTCCCGCGCTTTCATTATCAAGGGCAAGCGGCTTCGCCGTGCTTCGCACCCTTGACAATGCGCGCGTTCGTGATCTCTGAAAAGCGGGCGACGGGGAATAAATAAAATCAATCTTCCGGAAGGAAAAGCGCTGGTCGTAAAACTTTACACATTTACAAGGCTTTTTATTGCGCCCCTTCGGGCGTTCCCGCTATTCGCGTTTCTTCCGGCGTTTCGGTTTCTCCGGTTCGCGTACATATTTATAATATATGTAGCCCCACTTCGTCGCGCGGGCTTCCACCAGCTTGTAACCCTTCGGCGCGATCGGTGCTTTCTTTTCCGTATACGTCCGAAGTGCAAGCGTCGGCGCTTCCTTCTCCGGCTGGCGAAGATTGCGCGTCGCCTTCCAACGGTGTCCGCCCTGTTCCGGTGTCCAATGGTTGAATAGGTAATCCGCAAGCCCCGTGTAATCCTGCCCGTAGTCAACGCCGTTATAATAATTGTGTTCGCGCAAGTGCCGAATGTGGATTACTGATCCGTCGTTCCACTTGCCGCTGATCGTTTCTTCCGGTATGCCGTCCGAAATCATGTGAAAATGAATTCGGTTCGTAGACTTGCCGCGCCCCATGTAAATAATGATCTTCGCGTCGGGGCAAGCCCTTTGAAGCCGCCGGAAGTAATTGTCGCGTATTCTGCGCGCTTCGCTGAATGTATGAACTTCGCTGTCGTCGTCGAACGTCAGCGTACTATATAAGGAAAGCGGCGAAAAGTTTTCATTAACCAGCCGCTGGTGTTTCCGCTTTGATATGCCGATCCGGTGTTGCGCGCGTTCTTCGTCGTCCTTGAAGCGCGGTCGCGGTTCAGCCTTCTTGATGTTTGTT